TGATTAAATCTGGATTTACAACATCAACTAATCGAAAATTGATAAAGCGTGTCAGAAAAGAAAATATGAAAAGAAAATTGAAAAATACTGATTTGAAAAATGTTGATCGAGATGAGGCGAAGCTGAGTCGAAGATCCTTCGAGCGAAGCGATGAAGTAAATTGATCATTCGAATGATCAATCATTCGCGAGAACGTCTATATGTGCGAACAGGCTCGCTTCGCTCCTTTGAATATTTCTCAAGAGACAAGCATCTTCGCTTCGCTCGATCAACAAGATCGATTCGAAGAATGATCAAACTTTCATCGAAAGCAAATTTAAAGAATTTTGAATTTTTATTTTTTGAATTTTTTGATTACTATACAGAGCTAGGTCGGTTTATCAGCTGGCTTGCTGCGAATCTATGCGAAAGCTATTAGCAAGACAGCAGCAAGCCATGAATATTCCTTTAGCTTTGCTTTTCTAACATCTTTTCAGAGTCTAATCGAGTGAAGCGGATCGAGACGAGGAGACTATATTCCATCTAAATCATCAGATTGCTGCTGGCTTGCTACTCGCTGCTTGAATCTTATATTTCATTCAGCATGAAGACATCATCAATCCAGCAAAGCTGCTTCAGGATGATTTTCTCTGGCTTGCTGCTGGCTATTCGTTAAGATTTCGAATACTTTATCATCATCTTGTAGGCTTGATCATCGATACCTGTTTCTTTTGCTGCTCGGAGTAATTCGTGCTTCATATTTTCATCCTTAATGTACTTGACCGCTCCGCCAACGACACATGCGAGATATGAACGATTTCCAGGTACCATGTTCTTGATTATATCCTTAATTTTTTCTATCTGCTTGGCTTGCTTTGCTGCTTTCTTGATACTTGTTGCTTTCCTGCTTTTCATGATAGGGATGAGTTCAGTCTTGGGTTCTTCGATTCGAACTGTCTCGAATCGGATGAATTGGTGTGGATTGAATTCTTTGCTGCCGGCTTCGCTGCTATTGCTATTCTGAATTTCAAATAAGGTTGAATTGCATGGAACGAAGAATGCACTGGATGCGTTTTTCTTGCTTAGATCAATACCGGAGATCTTACGTTTAATGTAGCGTTTTCGGTATTCTTCTTCACTTTCACCTTGGGGCACAGTTGAGAAGCTTTTTTTCTCGAGATCATTGACTACTTTCATGAAGCAACGATCATACGTCTCCATATCCATTGGAACCTTTGATGGTATGACCACTCGGTAATTGTTCAGACCAGAATTCCATTTTTCAGTTCCATAGATTAGATATTCACCCTGGATTACTTCATCGAACATTTCTTTGAACATTTCAGGAGAGATATCACCACCATCAATATCGAAGATCAGACCATTCGCAGTCAGGGCATTATCTTTCTTTCGTGAGACAGTTCCATCAATCTTACCATATTCGAAGAAGTTGAAGAGAATGCGATCTTCCTTGGCTATGAAGTCACCATCATTAAACTTTTTCAGTTCTTCGAAGAGATTTTCTGTTTGGATCTTCACTTGCTGAAAATCAGTGGTGTCATATAAGGATTCGAGAAAACTGACATGGCTTGCTGCTGCACTTCTTGCTGCTTCGCTTGCTGCTTGACTATTTGGCTTGCTGCTATCTTTCATTTTCAGAAAATTAGATAGGGCAGCATTAGCATCATCATTAGCGGGCAGACTGAAGTTTAGTTTTTCAGGTTCAGGTTTCGCTTGAACCAATTTACTGACAGATTTGTACTTGATATCTTTACCCATTTTCTGAATTGTGCATCCGGGGAAGATGTCAGCGAGAAACCTTGCACTCTGGAAGTCAATGACGTAGACATAGACTTTCTTCTTAGAATTAGGATTTCGCAAGGATGTCCGCATGATTCCTTGATATGAGGTTTCGATCGCAAGGCTCAGCTGCTGAAGCTTGTCATCATATCCCATTGCAGTCAGGCCTCGTGAATGGTGTGGATTCCGGTTGGCAGACAGTGCGGCGATTGCGATGCTGTGATCTGAATACTTGTTCAAGCCATGGCAGGCTGATGATACCACATCAAAGGTGACCGGAACATCACACATATTCATCAGTTTCTGATTTCCTAAGCAAAGGACTCTTTCTTTCTTGAGGCCACGGCTAATGATGTCATTATTGATGGTGTTCATGTAACTTTGGATGACTAATTTATCATTTTCATCAATTTTCTTGAGACAATACTGGGACAGGTTATCATCTTGCATGTAGATGACTGTCAGCAAATCACCGTTCTCGTGTTTCTGATAGCGGAGATTATTCATGATTTCATGGTCAGGAGTGAATTTGATTTGATGCTTTGAGGTGTAATGCTGATAGAGAATTGAATTCTTGAAATTTGCACCAACGATCGTGCATTTCTTATAAGCAAGAAACTGATTAGGATTACGGAAGATAACGAAGTTCATCGTGTTCTTAGGATTACCAAAGGCACGTTCTTCAGGTGACATTTTACCATCTTCCATGACACCACCCTTTGCGAGACGATTCCAGATTTCAGTGTTGACCCAGATATCATCACCTCGTGCTAATTTCACTGAGAGGGTGGCGATCTTATCAAAGAAATCATCTTTTGCAGTTTTGTTTTTCTTGACGATATCAGCGGCACGCTTTTGACCACCATCATGGCTGAATTTGATTTTTGAGAGTGTTGCGTTATCTTCACTCGTGTCGATTTCAAATAGAGACGTGAGGAGGTGAAAATTCCATGGGATACAGAGAGGAATTGATTCTTCGATGATTGGGATTTCATCACACCACAGGTTCACTTTCTCAATAGATTTTTTCATATAACCCAGGTGGTCAATTTCCCAGAAAGAATTTAGAGTGATGATAATGGTGATGTTTTGATTTGTGTTGAATGCACCATTGATCGCATCATGGATTCGAGTCTTGGTGTTTCTCTCGTCTTCCTTAGCCACATTTCTTGAATTCACTTCAACGTGATTGATACCATGGCTCTTGAGATGCTTGGCGTGTTCGTTGGAGAGGTTGATCGTTGGGACCACGATCAGATTCACTTCTTGGCTTGCTGCTGCTTTCTGCTTTCCAATACTCTTGAGCATCGAGTAGGTTTTGCCGGATCCGCAAGGCGAATCAACGAAGATAATTTCTTTTTTCATATTCACCTGTTTCTTGATTGATTCTTGATTGATGAGGGTATTATATGATGAATCAAGAAAAATGTCAAGATTTCTTTTTTCGCTACTCGATGATTCTTTTGTATAAGTATCCATGTTGTCAACTCTGGTTTCTGGTTGGGGGTTGATGGCAGAAACCACTGGTGCTTCAGAACCCAGTGGTTTCACTTTGAGTGCATTGCACTCTCTTTGAAGTATTTAGTAAATCTCAATTTTCACAATTTTCCGAGCAGCAAGCCAAGTACCATTCCTGCATCTCATCCTCATAGGTTTCAAGCCACCATTCCTATGTCTCGTCGAGCAGAGATTGCATTTCTTCATCTGTTGCTGCTTCGCAGGTTGCTTGGCTATTCGCTGCCAAATTCTCGGTGATGTCATCCATTGAAGATATTTCACTGGTTGATGAGATATCACCATTTTCTCGATATTGTCGACAGATTCTTATGAAGTTTTCTGAATTTGTCTTTCCAGTAGCATCCAGGTCATGAATATTCATATCACCAAATCCTCTTCAGAACAGCACAAGAATTAATCTCATTCCCAACCCAGGTTCCTTTGGACCATCCTTGCACCGTAGCTTCCTCCTCGAACCATTCCTTTATTTCATCAGTCAAACTATCAGCATCTTGATATCTACTCAGGTTGAAGAGATTGATGACATTCTTTGCTTCAACCAGAATATGAGGATTATCTGGCGTGCGGTCTTTTGGATCAGGAAATAATTCATAACTTTTCATTCTATTCTCCATCTATGATTGAATCTATGATTGTAATTTAGCGTTGGTCTTGAATAATTCAGCTATCTCATCATTCAGCAATTTTTCGATGCTGAATCCATTCTTCTTCTCGAATTCCGCGATGGCATTCTTAGTCTTCGCTCCAAAAATGCCATCCGCGACACCTGCATTGAAACCAGCACTATTCAATCTTGTCTGAATGAATTTCATGATATCCTTATTATCTTCAAGATGAATATCTTCAAGATGAATATCTTCAAGATGAATCTCAGATTGCTGCTTGGCTTGCTGCTTGACAGGCTGCTTGGCTTGCTGCTTGACAGCCTGCTTGACAGGCTGCTGAGTACTGAGCACCTTCTCATAAGCAATCTTCATCTTTTCATCATATCGATTTCTTCGGTAGGCTGGCCCATTGAATAATCTCGCAAATGTTTTCCAATCAAGGATCTTCATTGCACCATGCATTCCAGGGTTGGATATGATGAAATTGACAAATGCATCAAGATGATTTTTCAGAGATGCTTCATGAGCCTTGACAAATTCTTCAACAGAAATGAAACCACACTGGGAGAAATTCAAACCAAGAATCTGAAATTGACCCCATGACGTAGATTTCAGAGCAGCTTGGCGGTCAAGAGAAATTGCAAGATTCAGTCTCTTGTATTCATCCTTAGTATATCCGCCGGGTGTTGGGTTTGAGACAGAGAGATATTTAGAGCTGAATTTCCCCTTAGTTAATCGATGAAAAAGATGTCTCTCGAAGAGAATCTTAGGTTTACCATTGGCCATGAATCCTGCTCCACGGCTTTCGGTTGATGCGACAGCTTGAATCACAGCAACTGAAACACCTAATTCATCTGCAGCATCTTGGTAATCTTGGATGGTGAGTTTCATTCTTCAATCCTCATTAAGTGGTTCAGATTTTTCACTTTCGATTACCATCACAGGCAGTTTTGGCACCAAGATATCAGCGACATCGAATTTCATATGTGATTCATTCTCAAGAATTGCGATGGTTATATGAGGGAGAAAGACATCATGAGAATGAATCAACCCGTATCTATGCTTCAGGTTATTGAATTCATTTTCAAGCATAACTGAATCGAATGCAATAACGAAATATCTCTTCTCTTTGTCTGCTTGACCAAGAAGCATGAATCTTGGATTATCCAGAATGAGTTCTTTGCCCGCCAAGCTGTCTTCAATCTCAACGAATGGATCCTGTGAATAGATCATGGTGCAGTGATAATTTTCCCATGACTCTAATGGAAATGGTAAGGAGAGGAGTGAAATGGTGTCAAACAGTTCTTTCGAATTCTGAAACCTGATTGAAATATATGTCTTTGATTCATTCATGAGATCATCCTATGCGTTCTGATATAGTTCGACTAATTTGCACGCGTCAAGAGCTGCATCATGAAGAGCATTATGCTTGATGAATTCTTTCGGGACACCATCTTTCAGTTCATAATTCCCTCTTGACACTCCAGCAAATATATCGATGAAAGTTCTTGCATCGCGAATCTTCCAACCATTGTATGGTACGGGCTCATTCATGAGTTCATATAGCGATTCAATTATCGGAAAATCAAACGCGCATCCTCTGGACCAGAGATAACTCTCCTTGAAATTATAATCAGTGGACTTGAGGAAGTTCTTGATCATCTTGAACCCATCTTCAACTCCGACATCAGAAGATGATGGAAGCAGAACCTTTTTTGCAGCATCACCCTGACTTCGCCACCAACGAACCGTTTCAGGATCAACAATTCGTTTCATTCGATTTTGCTCTAATGGATTAAACTTGATATGAAATCCACTCTCAACGTACTCAAGAAAAGACTTGGGTTTCTCAAATTCGAATGGGACAATTGCAAGTGAAAGGATCAAGGCTCCTGGCCGTGTTGCTAAAGTTTCTATGTCAAAAAAACAGTGAGTAAGGATCTTGTCAGTCATGATTCCGCCATTAGGTTTTGAACTGTGATTCATTTATTATAGTATATCTGGATCGAAAATACAAGTTTTCTTTAATTTATTTTTTCGGTGGGTGAGTAGCTCTCTCATCATGAAGATCTGATAATAGAATCTTCGAAATTTCATCGTGCAGCTGTTCTGACACTTTCTTGAATGATGCAGGATCAAATTTCAATGTTGGTGCTCCGGGAATCACTGACTTGAGAATTTTCATAGAATTTTCCATAGAATTCATAGGATTTCTCTGTTAGGATGAGTTGCTTTATTATAGTGCATCTTTGGAGAAAGTTCAAGTTTTCATAATAAATCAGGATCACTTAGGTGATCCTGACATGAGTCTCTACACGGCACGCCCAACAAGTTCAAGGAAGTGATTGAGAGCTGGCTTATCCCGAAGAATTTGACCAATATACTGAATAAAGAAAACCTCATCCTCACCATCATCATGATCGATTTCAACCGCTGCACCGTATGGTGTGAAATTCAGGCGAACCTTGTCATTGAAGAATCTATCACCAACTTCATCATATAGGACCACTTCTTCAGAGTTGATTGGAATCAAACCCTCAGCGAAGATGAATGTTGATCTGAAAGAACTGGTTTTCACTGATTCAGATAAGAATTCCTTGAAAGCCTTAATCTTCAAGATCTTACCTTCATTAATGCTAAGTTTCTTTTTCATTTCATCCATTTCATCCTTGTGAATAGTTTGAATTTCATATGCTTTATAGATTCTTAGCTGTTCATTTGGATAGAACACTGCCCACTCGGGTGAACGAATCTGGTCGCTTGAATCGAGCCCCGCTGATCGGTGATGTTTTTCAACATCACCGATCAGCGCATGATTCAGGAAGAGATATCCCTTAGATCCAATTCCCTTACGACCGGGTAGCATTCCTTCATCTGTTGAATACTGAGATGATTTGGTGATTACATCACTGATGTAGACACCACCCTCTTCACCACCAGGATAAAATTCGACATAGTCATAACTTCGATCACCATTGATGCTTTCGGTTGTATATTCCCAACCATAATCTGAAATTAAGGTTTGAATGCAATCTGAAGAAGAAGTTCCTTCTTTGATGCATTTGAGCAGATCCTTTTCTGACTTCTTTTTTTCTGCCATCTCTTTTGCTCTCTATCCGATATGAATTTGCAACCCTGTCTCAATTGGGTTTGATGAGACAGGGACATTTTTGGTTATTTACATCAAACCTTCTTGCGTTTAATTCGTTGAAGTCTAGGACTCAGCATCTTTCCTGCAACGCTGACTGCAGAATTACCTGACTTGAATACTGCATAACCATACCGGAGAATGAATGCTGCAGCAACGCTACCGCATCCATGAAACGCTTGAGCAATGACAGGCGAGTTTGGATTATCCTTCAAGAACTTTTCATGACCGGCGCGTTGAATTGCAAGGTCAACATCGAATTCTCGAAGAAACTTGATAGCAATCTCTTGATGTCTACCATTATTGAAAACATCAAATTCAGCACTCTTGCGGAGAAAGTATTCAGGATCTTCAACAATTTCTTTGACTGCAAGATCCTTGATACCTTCTTTTTTCAAGTTATCATCAGTCTTTGCTTTGAGTTCAGTGTATGAATTAGCCTTCGTAACCCCCTTAGGAACCGAAACACTATTTCTTTCAAGAATGAATTCGAGCTTATTTTCATCAATACTCATAGCAGGCTTGATTGGAGAATTATCACTCAGAATACTTGCAAGAGAAGACTTCAGAAATTTCACTTTGCTTTCATGATTCGCGATGACATTCTTGCTATACGTCGGAAGTTTAGCAAAGACTTCATCAGCTCTTGCTGGAGAAACTTCGCTAAGATTATGAATCATTCGTTGGAGTGTTGCGATATATTCTGCAACATATGATTTCGAAACAGGGTTCTTGGTCGCTTTCTGATCAAGTCTTTCAATTGCTCCGAAGAGTATAGCAAGACCATGATTATCAATTTTCTCAAATTTCCCTGATGCTTCGACTGAAATCAATGATCTGAGGATGTCTTGACCACTTCCTGTCATTCTCAGATCAACCTGATTCTGTGCCATGAGCTCATCAGCAAAGTCTTCCGGTGCAGCAAAGTTCTTGAAAACGTGATTAACATCAAATTCTTCAAATGACATCAGAAGATTAGAAATGTTCGTTTTGACAAAATTAGGATCCTTGACCCATTCGTTATAGATCTGAACAATCGTGTCAGTAATTTTCTTGCTGTGCTTGAAGAAACTGATTGGTTTGACCTTTTCCTGATTTTCCTTCTTCGAATAGAACTCCTTAAGACTCTCAAGCATCTTGTCATCAACATAGCTATCATCAATGAACAAGATATTTGAATTCATTTCATTGACATCGTCAATAAATTTACCTCCATTCGTCAACTCATTTTTCAACCATTCAATAATGAGTGGATGACCGTTGACAACCTTTTCTCTCACGAATTTAGAACTTTTCAGATTTTTGCTGGTACCTGAAACAGAGACTTCAAATAAATCAGGTTTGTCAGGGAAGTAGAAATCCTTTCCATCCCAACCACTTTTCACTTCTATTCTGAAAATAAATTCATATAGCATACTGAACCAGTCATTAGAATCGTCAACAATCTTACCCTCACGCATTCTCTTGAAAATCAAAGGAAGCGCACTATCACCCAGAAAATCTGCAAATTGTTCTTTTAAGAACTTAACAGTCTGAGTGAAGAATTCATCAGATCTTCTTTCACGAGAGAAAACAAACTCTTCATTTCGCAATACCCAATCAAAGATCATTTTGTGATGTTTCATGTTCGGTGCGTGGAGCATTGCAGTGAAGTAGAACGGTACCACATCTTCATTCATATTCTTTTCGAAAAGTTTTTCGATCGATCTCATCAATGTTGCATCAACGGCTGAAACTTGAGTTGAGCCTAATGAATTTTTGGATATGAAGAGATACTTATTGACGTTACCCCAGTTGTTTTTCTTTCCATAAACTTGATCAACAATCTGATCTGCATTAGATTCAACCGAATTCGGATCCGAATCAAAATTTTCATATTTTTTGACAATCTTTGCAATTGCTAATGCGTCAGGTGCAGATAATACGAAATCAACAATATCCTTTACCATGCTATCATTCGAATCCTCGATCTTGACGAGTTTCAAGGATTTCTTCATGACAACCATTGAAAAATCTATAAGCTTCTGAATTTCAGGAAAATCAATTTTCAGCGTGTTGATCGTGATTTCCGAATTTGGTTTACCTTTTTTGAAACTGACATAGTATTGACCGAAGGTTGCTTTCAGAATCTTGACAACCTCAAATTCATCAAGATTTGGTGGATTTCTTTCAATCACATACATCAAGACGTTATCATAACCTCGGTGGATTTGAAAGTCATCAAAGAAGAACTTTTCGAAACTCATGGTGAGCTGAGAACGAGGATTGTCCTTGAAAAGATTCTTGAAGAACGTGAAGATACTCTGAATCTTTTCTTCATGTTTTTGGAATTTGTTGAAGAAATTTGGATCATCAACCTGGCGGAGTTCTTGCCAGAATGTATTACGAAGATCTTTCATGACCATGCTGACATATAGTGGAGAAGATGCAATCGATGTTCCATCAATCACCAAATTGTCAACGAACACATCATCAAGTTCTTCAAGTTTGAAAACTGCTGAAAGTTTCGATACGAGCCTACTGCAGAAGATGGAAGAAACAACACTCGTCACTTCATCAGATAACTGGTCTGACAGTTTCTTGAATGCTTTGGTGAACTTTAGAATCGTGGTTTCGTCAACACTGTTGATTCGCTCAAAGTCCTTAGCAAACTCTGTGAATTTTTCAATTTTGAAATTATCCTTAGTCATTCCAGATGTTTTCAGAAGTTCATCTAAATTTGTCGTGGTGAACAATGACATGAAGAAGTGATCATCCTGAATAGCAGGTGCGGGCGGAGCCTTCTTAGCAGGATCAGGACCACCTGCAGTTGCACCATCCGGAATGTTCACCACATTGATTTTTGGATCAACGATCGTAACTAAAGGTGCAGATAATGCTGAAGCAGCACCGGTGGTTGCAAGTGCAGTTGGTGACATCTTTGGCATGACTTTGAAAATATCAGTGTAGCTTCCGGTCATTACCATATGTCGAAATTCATGTGTCAATGTCTTGAATTTAGGCATCTTCGCAATCGTGTAGAGTTTTTCAGCCAATTCACCAAGTGAGATGGCGCTTTGCTGAAACTCTTTCATGACATGTGCAATCAATGGATCAGGTCTATGAGTGTCGAACTTGATGTGTTCAAGAATTCCTCGAATCAGATTTTCATCAATATCAGACCCATTAGTGATTTTCTTTTCCTTGATAGCTGAAAGCAAACGAGTGATCTTATCTGCTGTCACCTGGTCAATCAATTTTTCATCGAAAGCTAATTTGACCACCAAGCTGACATCATAATTTTCGTCAGAAATACTATTAACTCTGAGCTTCAACTCTTGAGCAGGATACTTAGCAATCAGGCCACGCTTATGAGATAACTTGTAGATGCCAATGAACCCAAAGACATTCAGAAGAAGAGCGGACATCACTCGCTCTTTATCACTGATGAATGCATCTTTTTCTTGCGGAGTTTTGTAGAGAGAATTTTCAAGAAGCATTGAAATAGGCTCCAAATAGTGTTGAGGATACGGTTGTATTTACAAGAAAGGCACTTCAGAATGAAAATTCTGAAGTGCTTATTCATTTTCAAGATAGATTCAAATCTATACTAAGGTTTCATCAAGAACATCGAGTGGGAAATACATCTTGTTAATGATTGTCCGATTCTTCATATCAACACCGGTGAAGGTGGTCCATTCACCATGAGTTCGAATTTTTCCCAAACCATATTCACCATCAATCTTTTCATTAACAAGATCAGCATATTTCTGTCTTGATTTCAAATCTAAATGACCCCATTCCGGATTGTGATCCCAATGTCGATTTCCATTCCGATTATAGTCATGAAACACGATTCCTCGATTTGGGTTGAAAATATCCCATCCATGAGTGAATGCACGATATCCTAAACTTGTCTCTTCACCCTCGAAGTATATCTCAGGATCATAAGGAACTTCCTTGACAAATGATCCTTCAGCGAAAATGAACCCACCCGCAACGTATGCAACCGGTCCAATAACAGGTTCATCAACATGTCGAGATTCTGATGCTTGGTTCAGAACAGCACCTGTGAATTTGTCCGCCTTGGTGATGATGACAGTGTCTAAAAATTCACCCTTCTTGTATTTATCATACTCATCAAAGGTCATCGGATATGCGGATAAAAGAACCTTGTTGGTTTCTGTCTTTTGACTCTTGAGGATGTCGACCAAAATCGTATCCCAATCTTGAATGAATCTTGAATGAGAATCAACCTGAAAATAATAATCTTCATCTTCGAAATGATTCTTCTGGATTTCACTTCGAGCCCAACCAGCACCCTTGCTATCTTTATATGAAACCATTCGGACTCGAATTTTGTTCGAAAATTCTGCTCGATCCATCATTCCTGAAAATCCATAGAGAAGTAATGCATCTTCATTATGATCAAGCTGAATACAGGTTCCAACAACAATACGGTTAGGAAACTTTGCGTTCATGAAAAGATTCTGCAAAGTGTTTATGATGTCAGGATCACGATAGCATGAAATACTAACGAAGATGGATTCATTCATTGGAAGTTTTTTTGGTGTCATCACGACGATTCCCTAATTTTCAGATGCTGTAAAGATTCTGATTAGTATTCAGTCGACGAGAAACCCGTTTCGCTTCATTCATCTTGCCACCACTGTAGACAGAAACCCAATCATCACCCTGTTTTTCTTCAACGACATCTTTACGACGCCGATGGGTACATTTTGCACGATAGGATTCTTGCTGCTGAATGGCTTGTTCTTGAACTTGTTCGATGGTCTGTTTCATGATTATTTCCTCAGAAGTGATCTTTCTTGAAATGATAGGGTGTCAGAAAAGAATCCAACACCCTATCGCATGTGAACCTAAGTGGAGACCTTATCCCTCAAGCAATTTTGAGTACATGGCAAAATCATCATCTTCATTGTTGGTGGAATCCTTCGATTTCGGTTCAGAATTCGAAGCGAACTTTTCAACACCATCACTGATGCTACCGAAACTGCCGCTACTGCTACTCTTGCTCATGGTATCCAGATGACGCGTTCCGAACTCAATTTCATTCTTATCAGAAATTGGTTCCTGCGCATTCACTACCAAGTTGAATCGACGAACAATCTCTTCATGGGACTTGAACTTGTCAGGTGCGATGATTTCCTTCAATGAATGTTCTTTCTTCCAGACTTGTTCAAGAAGTACATCATCACCATCAAGAAGAGCTGAAGATGGACTGAACTCACTCTTATCATAATTGCGATAACCTTCAACCATCCGAATCTTCAGTTTGAAATCTGCTCCACTCCAAAGATCGAAAGGATTCAATGGAGTCTCATCTTCGAACTCGGGTTGAATGGACTCCATGATCTTCTGGAAGATCTTTGCTCCATAGCGGAACAAGAAGACCTTACCATCGTTGTCAGGATTCTTAGGGTCATTGATGACCATGATATTCGAGTGATAAGACTGCTGGCGCTTGCGCTTGCGAACGATGTCCTGATTTTCCTTCAGTTCAGTGTTCCAGAGTTCGCTGTTTGCATCGCAGCAAGCACATTTCTGTCCGATGGTTGTGGGGCAGTTCTCAATGAACCACTTCGAACCAATCTTGAAACCATGGGTGAACATCTTGACATAAGGCATCTCTTCACCATCAGGTGCGGGAAGAAAGCGGATTACTGCGAACCCGTTGCCACTCTTGTCGACAGATGGAGTCCAGTAGCGATCATCATTGTAGTCTTTCTTGTCGGAAGACTCTTCTTTCAGGCGGCCTTTCAAGGATTCGATGCCGCTCTTGCTGTTCTTTTTCAGTGATGCAAAACTCATGACGTATTCCTCTTGTTGAATGCTAATTTCTGCTGATTTGTATCGGTGCTATTTTATTGCGCTAAGAGAACACTCTTGATGATATTATTTATGTCATTTCTCACCTCACTCAAATTCAATAACAGACTATATTTATAGAACACGAGACGCTGTTTTTCCCAGAGTGGATCTTCATTCATAAACTTCGAGAAGTTGAAAAACCGATCCAGGATCGACACCGTTTCATGCTGTAGCCCTATCTTGCTAACAATTATAGGCGATCTCCCTTTTGGTGTCAAGATTTCTTTTATTCCTATCTTCTCATCTTCCATGAATTCTTGAATCTTGAATGAATCTTTCTCGAACACGTGAATGATCGAGTTCAATCTCCTCATCCTCGCCACGTGTTCATCAATCAAATCTGAATCAATCATTTCACCAATCCACGCACTCGTGTCCCTGAGAAAAGCAGAAACCAGAAATTCATCCTGAACATCCGGGTTCTTCAGGTATTCGTTCAGGATGTAGAATCTACCCTTGTCCTTTCTTTTTTCAAAGGCTTCAATGCAAATCTTTGAAGGTGTTCTTCTGATGTCATAATCCCAAACGTTGAAATGAACCTTCGTCTTGCAATACTGGACAAATAAGCGAAACGCTGCTGCATCTTCTTTAGCCATCTATTCATCCAAATACCAAGGATCGTTCCTTGGGTCGATGTTTCTTTTGAAGAATGTTTTCATCGATAGCACTCATTCGAATAATCTCAAGAGTATTCGTGTCAACACTCTTGATGAAATCTTCGATATCAATATCACTATCTTCACAAAATTTCACCGCACTGTCAAATATCGAGAGATCATATTCAGAAGCTATTCTCTGAATTTCCTGGATGACATTTTCTGAAAAATTCACGTTGATATGACTCCTATATCAGTAAGAACCACGATAGAACCTATGTTGACCCACCTTCGCCACCTGCTTGCTATTTGACCGAGATCCTGATCTGAAGAATAAAGCATTTCGAAGATGACCCAGACCATTTGGTGACGACTTCTTATTATGATAATCATTATACAGTGTTCGAGCGATTGAGTCAATTTTTCTTTTTAGTGAATAGTCTTTGATCTTTGGTTTTCTCTTGTACCATGAAAATTGATTTGGCTGCACCATGACAGCACATATTGATGATGGAAATTTTGGATTCTTTGATCTGTTGATCGCAACCATCCCAACTGCTCTCTTGCCTTTCAAGGATTCTCCTCTGGCTTCATGATAGATAATTTTTGAAAGACATTCAATTTCAGACTTGGAAGCTTCAGCATTGGTTGCTGAACCGACAAAAAGGATGACACCTCCGAAAATATTCAAAATTGGTTTAATCATAGGTTCTTTCCTCTCTCTTAAGGATTTGAAGACGCACCTCTTGAAGCGTCAAGGTTTTGGTGAAATCTGCTGACCATGTTGAATGCAGATCTTGCATAATCCGCTGTTGGTTTTTTGAATACTTGTGGAAAACCCTCCTCAGGTGCGATCAGAATTACAACCTGCTTGCATTCGATTCCTGTCAATTCATATAGCATCATTGAATACAGAGATGTCTGTATGAAGTAGTCTTGAATCCATGCTTCAGGTTTTTCTTTCTTTGATGATTTGAAATCAATGATTGAAAGAACATCATCAAAGAAACCAAGACAATCAACTCGACCCGCAACCTTCATTATATCTGACCAGAGAACAAATTCAAGAGCCACCATATCAATTCTATTGAAATTGATTGACATTGCTCGAAACAGACGCTTTGCGGTGGCGTTACCTTTCGAATCAACGACACCACCAATGAAATGATTTTCAATCATTTCATGCATGATTGACCCACGAGTAGCTGCTTCATGCGTTATTCTTTCTGCTTCGGCTTCACCCACTCTCTTCTTCCATGCAATCAATGATGATTTATCTGATATTGCACTGATTACAGTTGTGACTGAAGGATATTTCTTTCCGGTTGGTGTATGGTAGACTCTGCCGGTGGGCAGGGTCTCTGAGTATGCGGTTGAAGCAATGATTGGCTCAAGCTTCAACCGCAAAGAATCAATATCTAGTTTTCCCATGTTTTGAAATCTGAAGAACCAGGATTTTTCTTCTTCAGGTTCCTTAGATGTTCACGCCAGCTCGCTGTTGGTTTAACTCGACCAAGCTGATCTGGGGCCATCATCTCGAAGTGAGTATTGAGAACACGCTCTACACCCATCTTCCCACACTCAGGGCAAGGATTATCACATTCCTTCTTGTAATCGTCCATTCGGGCGAAAGTTTCAAACTCATGTTCACACTCAGAACACCGATATTGGTACAGTGGCATTGAAAATCTCCGTTTGCAAAGCGATCAGACAAGACCAGAACTCATTATTTTCTTGAGTTTATGAGTGGTTAGATAATGAAAAAGATTCCCTCTGCTTGGTTTTTCTGCATAGTATTGATCTTCAATAGTCTTGAATAGATCTGAAGGAATCTTCGTGAGATCAATGAGTAGCTGATTTCGATGCAGCTTCTCAAGCATGGCGACACTGTTGCAAAATTTATCACCAGATTCAATACCAATATCTTTCCATTCGATGATCTGCTTTGAGCGGATGGGCTTACTGCGTTTCCCGTCAGTGATGAAGGTGTCATCATCAGAAAGAATATTCGGAATACCATCACCTGAGTCTCCTCGAACAATATGCTCGAAAAGATCATACTTCGAATTTTCAATCGAGATAAACTTCTTCATAAAGGGTGAAAACTGACGAACCAACGGCGACAGATTTTGAAGCTGAAGAAAATCCTTATCGCTTGAAACGATCGTTACTGGTAATCTTTCACGAACACCAATATGGGAAAGAACGCTGATAATGTCATCAGCTTCTGCTGAAATCACTTCAATGCACTTGAAAGGGAGATTCTCTTGAAACTCGGTCTTAATCTGATTGAAACCCTTGTAGAACATATCCCAATCAAATGAGCTCTTCTCATGTTCACTGTGGCGATTCTGTTTATATGGTGGGAAGATTGCCTTGCGCCAATAGTTTCGCCCATCGAAGCAGATGACAGTTTCTTCATCTACCTTTTTCAACTTACTATTGAGAGTCAGAACACTATTCAGAGCAATGTGACGCAGCAATTCAACATCAATTGCTTGACCAGTCTTTCGAAAATAGTCCATGGAGTTGGAAATTGCAATCTGAGAGAAGTCAAAAAGAATCATAATTTTTTACCGATTGGAGTGAATTTTCTCGAATAGTTCTTCATCGACGCTGAAAATACTGATAGCTTCTTCAGGATAACAGTTCCGTATCTTCTTCGGTGTCTTGTTTTTCTTCGAAGCAGTGATTGGTAATGTCCCATCGCTGTATTCACGATCTTCAATCTCTTTACGAAGATGATTCTGGTGATTATAAGACTTAGCCATTCAAAAAACCTCAGGTTAAATTTGGGACCATACAGCGGCAAATTCTTTCATAGCAGGTTGCCAGCAAATTCGATAGAAACCGAAAAACTCTTTCAAGCGAAATATACCTGTTGTCATATCTGAGAACGATGTTACCAAGATTGTCTTTCCTTTGAACGGACCATCCTTGCAAACATAACGAGACATCTTTGGTTTCCGAAAGCGGGTTTTCATATTTGCCCATCTCCTTTTATTTACTATTGAGAAAGTATTATACTTTCATTCATTGAGAGTGTCAAACTTTCATTTCTTCTCTTCAATTGACGCCATGTTCTGCTGTATCATGAAACAAGTATATGACGAGTTGAACATGGCGTCAAGTTTTCAAATACCCAGAGGACTATCGGTAACGAAATGAATCTGAACCTTCAGACCTTTCTTTCGTGCAATCTTGATCATGTGGGATGTGCCCTTACTCTGTCCATCCCAGATTGCCAGAAGAGCCTCTGCCCCTGATTCATTGATCATTCTTTCATTTCGAATGAAACCAGCAGCATTCTTGTCTTTCACCCAATCTGCTTCATATATCTTGAGGGGAAGCTTCTTATTATCTGCCCAAGCTTCAGCGAGAGAATCTACACCTTCCGCACCACCCGAAATAACTTCGGTTATTTCCCACGAGACACCATCAATAGCATCAAGAAAATCATCAATATCAACACCTTTCCGACTACCTGCAATGATAGTTTTCATTCAAAATCCTCTTCAGTCAAAATACCCAAGTTTAACTATCGGCATCACGAACTCATGTTCTTCATAGCTAACAGCATTGAAAATCTCTTGAGAAACCATGCATCTTTCTTGAATGTGATGAAAATGTCTGAATATCCATGGATAGCCCCATTTATACTTCTCATTGAAATACATCGCGTTGGTTCGACGAACATGATCAGCGACATTATCACCTCGAGGACTGGTGACTCGAAAAAAGCGAGACCCGAACGATGATTTCATATATTCAAACATCACACCATCAATCATCTGAAAATCTGATTCCTTGATCAAAGTGCATTTCTTCATTTTTTCAGGTAATTTTCGATATGTTCTACTCATTTCAAGATGACCCTCTATACGTGGTTATTCAGTGGAAAATGTCACCGCACGTTCATTTGCTATCTACATAGGTACATGAACCATCTTCGAAGTAATCTTTCAAGATGATCCAGGGTATGAATCTATCCTGCATCGATTGAAGAATGAATTGAGGAACATGGTGAATACTCTTGAATGAGCCACCTTCAATCGTGATCAGTAGGATGGATGCTGAGTGATATTCAACAAGTTCTCGATATGGTTTAATTTCATCGAGTGTCGCAAAGACATCTGAAACGACTACGTTCTCTCCTCGAGAAAGTGCGAAGTCTGTGAGTCGATGCGTCCATTCACACGCTTGATCCCATAACTGAAGATCAAATCGATACTTGCCATTGGTGTCACAGAAGAGATGATCAGGTTCATAATGTAGATGATCAGGAAAGTTTTTCTTTGCGTAGGTTGATTTTCCGCTACCTGGCAGTCCTCGAATAATCACCAATTCAGGTGCCACAATTTCAGGTAGAGATACAGGTTTAACCTTGACTTGGGTGAAATTCATTACCGCTTCCTCGAAAGAAAAATTGATTTAATTACATCATCTTCAAGCTGATGATTTATGACCATGGCTGAAGTTTCAACTCTCAGAGAAGCTTCAAGAAAACATCTCGAACACTTCATCTTCAGGGTCTGCCATTCTCGACCATGATGTTCAACCACGTCACCCCACTCAATTTCAATTTCACTTCTGCAGATCGGACATCTCATAATAAATTACCAAGGTGTGTTGATTACCACGATATTAGGAGAAAACCCAAGAACTCTGGCTGCCATGAGTCTATCATCACCAGCCACCAGGTAAAGCTTCTTGTTAGCGAGACGAATAGCGATTGGTGCCCGAACCTTCTGTGTCGCGTACTCGATGAAGATTTCTCCAATTGCTTCACGATTCACGACGGAACTCTTGATCTTCTTGGCAGCTGGAATCATCTTATCAACACTCGTGATCATCCAACTCTCAGTGTTCTCCATTTTCGACCATTCCTGATCAGTGAGTTTCTGAACCTTAGCAGTCTGATAACCCTTCTGCAAGAATCTGATACTCTCATCAATATCTTTCTTCTCCTTCTTGAAAGACTGTACCGCAAGAATGAATGATTTCATCTCCATCGAAAATGAATCTTTGATATACTGCGTCTTGATCATATGGAAATCTCTGTATTTTATGAAAACTTGCAGAAACGATAGATCTCTGATGAAATGATTGGGTCAGTGAGAATTATTTTCCCATCAGCAGTCTCCATCGCGTTCTTTGGGCCGAGGTCAATGAGATAGTCTCTGTAATTAAAGAGAAATTCGATAAGACTTCTGAAAAAATCTATACCTGTCAAAGATTCATACAGAATGTCAACCTTATTCGAATCATCTGTATCAGTGTTGAAGTTACCACCCTGAGAGTAAAGCAGATCATATATCATCTTTGCATTCGTCTTGAATAATTTCTTGTTCTCCTTACCAAGATGACGAAGCCGAGGCAATGTTGATGAGTATACAAGAAACATTGAATCAACTTCATCATGATATTTCCAATCTTCCACTAAACCTGGACCATACTGATCATCAGCGAGCCAATCTTTCTTGATAGGATCCATGGTCAACATCAGAACAGAATCAGGATTCTCAGGACACTCCAAAATAATTGATGTGCAACCACGACCAATGATATTTAGATGCTTGAATTCTTGAGGAATGTGCTTCTTATGGAATGCTGTTTTCATGAGTCTCTATCTCTGAGTTCATCTATATTTCTTCACTGAGGACGTATTATATTTGCAATCAGTGAGAGTGTCAAACTTTCATTTTTCATCTATCGATAGACTGAATTGCTGCTGGCTTTCGCTGCTGGCTATCGCTGCTTGACCATGAAACAAGTATATGATGAGTTGACCATGGCGTCAAGTTTTCTTGGCTTGACTGCTTGTGGCTTGAAGATCTTCATCAAACGAAATCTCTCGAGAGAACGTCTACATGTGCGAACAGGCTCGCTTCGCTCCTTCGAATATCTTCTCGAGACAAGCATCTTCGCTTCGCTCGATCAACAAGCTCGCTTCGCTTCTTGATTTTTTATTAAACAATACAGAACACGGTCGGTTCTCCAGGATAACCACTTGATTTACTTGAAGCATCTTCATCAGGAAAGTGTGTTTCTACATCTCTTTTGTACGGTTTTATTTTCTTGATTACATTGATTAAATCTGGTTTTAGTACGTTGAACGTTCGAAAATTGATAAAGCGTGTCAGAAAAGAAAATATGAAAAGAAAATTGAAAAATACTGATTTGAAAAATATCGAAACGAAGTTGGGGTGTAGATCTACACCCCAAGAACGTCTACATGTGCGAACAGTCTCGCTTCGCTCCTTCGAATATCTTCTCGAGAACAAGCATCTTCGCTTCGCTCGATTCAATGTTGGATTTAAAGGTTATTGATTTAATTGGAATTATGTACTAAGTAATACAGAACACGGTCGGTTCTCCAGGTTAACCACTTGATTTAATTGAAGCATTTTCATCAGGAAAGTGTGTTTCCTACATCTTTTTTGTAACATGGTTTATTTTCTTGATTACATTGGTTAAATCGAGGTTTACAACATTAACAAATCGAAAATTGATAAAGTGTGTCAGAAAAGAAAATATGAAAAGAAAATTGAAAATGTTGATTTGAAAAGTTACTAATGACCAGTCGAGCGAAGCGTTGTTCTCTTGAGGAGATATTCGAAGGAGCGAAGCGAGCTTGTTCGCACATGCAGACCCATATCTACATTAGCTTCGATCTCGAGATAGCCCATGTAGAGTTACCACAATCCCAGATTCGATCCCAGCCATTCGCTTTCATATTTTCCCATTCTGAAAGTTCGGATGAAAAAATATCAAGTCTATTCGCAAGATCCTTCTTCATGAACGAACTTCGATGAAAAAGATCTACATGATTTTTCGTGTAGTGATATGAAGGGTTTCCGATTGTCATGAATTCAAATCCAAGATTCAGATAGAATCCACCCGTTCCAAATCGATTATCAGAATATGAGACAACAGAACCAGATGGTCTTTTCGAGAATAATCTTGATGCACCGCCCACGACTTGAGTATTCAACTTCGAAGCAAATCGAAGAAGTTCCCAATCAACGTTCTTATTATACCTTGGTTTCCTGAATGACATTAGAGACACGAGTTCATCATCTTGATCGAATAGCCCAACTCTAAATTGACTCGCTGCATATCCCTGCCGATGATTCTCAGTGAAAAATAATTTCTCTGATTCCTTACAGATTTCATCTGATACTCTGCATTTGCGTGCATATATCTTGGTTGGAGTGATACCCAGCTTAGATCGAAGAAGTGAAAATATCTTTTCTTCAGAATTGATAATTTCGATGTCATATATCTGAATGAGTTCAACACCTGCTTCTCTGCATCTCATCATCTTGTCTATATGATATTTTCGATCTCTTCCACCAGACACTTCAGAATGCCAGTAGACACCATTCACCTCGATAGCAAGATTCTTTTCAGGTATGAATATGTCTATCTCTTTAGGTGGAATTATTTTTCTGGAGTTGAGAGTGGCTTCAAATCCTTGATTTCTGAGAAAATCAACAATCACCATTTCCTGCTTAGATCGTTTCACTGCGGGTGTGGGGATTTGAAATTTGCTCAGTTGTTTCAGAACCAAACTTGGTGAACAGTTCAATTCCACCGAAATTTCATGACAGTTTAGTGATTGAACAGCCTCTTGAAAATATGAAATTGACGACACCCTCTCATCAATATATTGGTAACGGGAAGATAATTTGACATTCAATGATTCTTCAATTGATGAAATAGCCTGGTCGCTCAAATTCAGAACCTTAGACATCTCATGACGAGTGATATTTGGATATTCAGACAATTTTTTCTGGAACGAATCAAACAGATCTGAATAGTCTTTCTTTCTTTTCCTCTTCGGTTGAAAAGCTTCATTCATTTCCAATGCTTTCTTGATTGTTAGGTAGTCATTACCCAAAGAAAGCGCAATATCTTTGATTGACATCGTTTTTCGCATTTCAATAAGCTGATTGATGTCGATCCGATCAAATTTGCGATTGTGTGCGGGCTTAGATTTCTTTGATTCATCTTTATGTTCATGACAGAAGGTGTATTGATGAATAATTCTGGTTCCGCATATTGAACATCTCTTCTGATGAATGAGAAAGTCAAAACTCAAACTTAGATCATCAGCCGGTATTTGATTTTCTTTGAGTAGATTGATGAAGTGTTCGAAAAGATCATTCTTCAGGAGATATGCTTCCGTACATCTTCTCGGCACAATTTTCCCATTTGATGTTAGTTTTTCAATGAATTCTTCTCGGTTCAATTTAGTATTCTCATTCATGGTTTGATTTGAAAATTATACAGGGTGTTCGTGATGAATACAAGTTTTCTTTCTGACCACAATGTGACCACAATAAAGCCCCATTTCTGGGGCTTCACGATGTTTCAGGACTCTATGTTGAAAAGTCCTTATAAATCAAGGATCACAGCAACGATAAGACTTTGGTTTTACGATAATACGCATTGGAATCAGTACCCATCGTTGTAAATGGGTTGGACGAAATTGCATACCGTGTCTTGAATCCGATTGCAGGAGTGAAGGTGTCAGTATTAGTGGCACGAACTAATTGCAATGGGACATATGGCGAATAGAAAATTCCAGAGTCGTATGCGTTGGTTCCCTTGTACCCGACGACATATCCATCGACACTCAAATAAGGGTCAACAAAGACCTTAAATCGTCCCATGGTTCCGCTGAATGTTGCACCAGTAACGTCGACGTCAACATTAGTCTGAGCAGCCATATCAGGATTGTAGTCAAGAACGCCAGCCATGACCAGAGCAGATGCAACGTCAGCGGAGGTGATCAAGATATTGCCTTTGCCGCGACGAGTGTCATATGCGATAGCATTTGCATCACGTTCGATAGCAAACAGCAGACCTTTGAAACGTTCAACCGACCAACGACCATCGGAATCATATTGCAGATCGAATGTTCCTTTGTTGCTGCTGAACTGTCCACCCTGCTTGGCAACATTGTAGATGGTGCGGATAACTTCACGATTGATTTCAGCGATGATTTCAGAAGACAGAATATTGCTGAGTTCGTTTTCTGCATCAAGACCATGAACTGCACGCAGATCCTGTGCTAATTCAAGCGAATAGTCTGCACGCAACTGACGAGTCTTGGCAGTGACGGCAACCTTTTCAATGGTCATCGACATATCAGACCAAACATCGCGTTCGCCATTTTCGAAGTTCATGCCAGAACCTGCACCATAGGTACCACCAAGAGCTGCGGTTGCAGTTGCGGTCACTGGCGAGGTTGTGCCTGCAGGAGCACTGATGGTGACTGCTGGTGCAGTGGTGTAGCCAGCACCGCTGTTGGTCAGAACGACTGCAATAACCTTGGTTGCGGTTGCACCAGAACCCAGAACAGCGACACCAGTTGCTTGAGTGCCGGAACCACTAGGAGCACCGATAGTGACTGTTGGTGCAGTCAGATAATCGCTACCACCACCATTGGTTAGTACGATGCTGGAAATGGTGCCTGCTGGAGTGAATGGATCAGAGCCAACATGAGTGCCATCACCCGACCAAGCACTGTTAGCTTCGTTGAATAATGCTTCATCAGATTCAAACTGATGATAGTTTCGAGCACCACGAGCGTCTGCTGGATTGCTCGAACGGGATGCACCAGGATACACACCAGATTCAAACTGTTTACCATAACGAGCACGCAGGGCAAAGATAAGACCGGTTGGGCCTGTCATTGGTTGAACACCGCACACATCATAAGCAATCAATTTAGGTGCCATCCGACGAACCAAGGAGATCAAGATAGGATCCCAGTTGTCGATGGAGCCTGCTGTCGATGTTGCACCAGACTCAGCTAAGAACTTTTCTTGGTTTTCAAGCAGCTGAGCAGTAACTTTGCGACGATACAAATCAGTGATTGGGGCGGCCTTGTGGGATTCCAAAATTGGATTCCACTTTTCAAGCAATAAATTTGACATATTTCATCTCTCCGAATTGAATGGTATTTCTATGAATTCAAAGTTATTTAGTAAATGCAATTTTCACGATTATTTGAAAATTGCATGAGAAAATCACATCAATTCAAGATATCGACTCATTCTCTCTTCGAAATTAGGTGCATTTCTCTGAGCGATGTTGGATGAGTTGAAATCTGTCATTTCATAATTTGTCTTTTTCGAATTGTCTACCATCGTCGTTGTCTTCTTCTGACTCACCGATTCAGTTAGCATATTCTCTGCTTCCTTATTCTCACTCTTGACTTCGAGAATAATCAGATTCACTGCACGGGCGAATTCTTCCTTGTCCTTGGTTTCGATAGACTCAATCAGAGAACGAACTTTTTCTTTCTGGGTGTCTGCGAGGTCAGAAATCTTGTTCTCAAGAATCGAATTATATTCTGTCTTCTTCACCTTTTCAGAAAGTTTGGAATAGCTTTCCATGAGCTCATTATATTTAGTGGTCCGAAGATCAACTTCTTCAGATAACTTGATATATTCATCAGTTGGGTCAATCTCAATCATGTGCTCTTGGAGAGTTTCTTTGATTGCGATAAATGCGTTCTGCATACGCTTGAAATTTCGGTTCTCAAGCAGTTGATTCTTGCTTGATTCAACGAACTGTTCAACAACATATTGCGAATACTTTTCAAGATTATCTGCAAATTCATCAGAGAGTTCAGAACGATGATTTTCTTGACTTTCAAGAAGTTCAGTTTTTTCAATTTCAAATTGTTCTTGAAGATATTCACCATACTTATCACCTTTCTCGATGAGATTTTCAATTTCATCGTTCTTCTCTTCAAGCAAGCGCTGTAACTTAATCTTTTCAGAAAGAGCTTCGTCAAGAATCTTTTCCTTTGCTGCAGCAAGATGAACGGCCAGAAGTTCAGAAAGTTTTTCAACAGTTTCTTCGGAAACTTCGAACCCTTCAAACAGTGTTTTGATTGTAGAGATATTCTCCACGGTTGCTTTAGACATCGTTTGTCTCCTCAGATTAAACTAAATTCAGAAGTTTCTGGAACATTTCAACAAGCATTTTCTCATCAACCTTGGCTCGATATGCCTTGTTGATGGTGTCCTTGACCATCTCGACACGTTCAATGAGTTTTCCATTTTCCCATGCCCACTCTTTGTTTTCCATCAACCCATTCGCCCAGCATTCAGGTCCACTCGGGTCAGAAACGATATCAGCGGGTGTCACCAGATGATAGTCTTCACAGACAATTTTCGAACCATTACTTTCTCTCAATGATCCAAGACCCCTCGATGAAACACCAAATTCGACACCTTCATCAATAAGATTTTTCACGATTCTGCCGTATGGTGTGTCAAGAACCTTAGCCCTACCGATGAAGTTTGATCCATCTTCTTTCAAGGAGATGATCTTATGGGATAAACGATCAAGATTGATCGATGGTGAGTCAGGATGACCAAGTTCACCAGTCGCTCTATTTCGTTCAATTTTCTCCTTGATATATCTATTTACTTCTTTCAACATGATGCTTTTCGGATAGACGCGTTCATTTATATTCTTGATATCTGCCTGAAGAAACACACCTTCGATGAAATATGTCTTCTCTTTGTCAGTGCTCTCAGTCAGAATAGACATGCTGTTGAATTCGTTCTTCTCGATTAGAAGTTTCATACAGGCAGACCCATCATCTTACGGAACTTGTCTGCTTTCTTCATCTTACGAATGGTTCGTCTCTTCAGTGTCATCCCACCCGCTCGTTTGGTCAAGATTGATTTCTTAATCGCCTGACGCTTGATGGATAGTTCTTGACCAGCAATCATGACACAGGTTCTCCGTTCAGAATCCCATTTAGATCCTTTCTGGCACTGCATCTTCACGCTCTTGAGACCCATCGAATTGATACGAATTTTCCGAACAACACCTTCAGAGATGTTTTCATCATCCAGCATCGAATAATCAACAATGCTTGGGTCAATATAGACAGTGACGATGAATTCAAACAGATGATCATCACTGATATCTTCGAAAGAAATGTCTGAAACTACTTCAGTTCCATCATCATTGGAAAGAACTTCAATTTCATAATTTTCAACATTTGAATCAGTATCAATCCAGCTGGTGAAATCTTCAACTGCTTTTTTCGATGAGAAATCGACTACAGCGACACCGAAATTATAGCTGACATCCTTTGCACCAAAGCTTCGAGCATTCGCCTGAATATTCGAAACGATATCATACTCTTCTTCACTCAGGTCAATGAAACTCACTGACTCTTGAAGATCAATTTTTCGAATAGCATTCTTGAGTTTACGGTTGAGAATGCTACTCAACGTCATCTGGATACCAAGAGAATCATTTTTTTGAATGAGTTCTGATAGTAATGATTTTTCTGTTCGAAAGTCTTCGCTCATTTTTGGGTCTCTCTATTCAGATTCTTCCGAGGCGGCAGGTTTTTCACCAACCTTGTTTTTCTTAATTTCTGAAAGCTCTTCATCAGTTAATTTCAGAATATTCTTGGCCACCCACGCTTTGCTGAAGTATCCATTTTCACCTGTGAATGGATCAATCTGCTGAAGCGTCTGTAGTCTGTTGCTCATCATTTCCGCATCCTTGAATTCAACGAAGTTATTGTCTTCTGCATAGATCCATTGGATTGAATGCAGAATACTATTCCAATCGCTGGACGTGATGATATTCTTCATGATAAGCTGAGTTTTTAGAAGATCTTCAAAGATGAACGAGAACTTGTTCCTCAGCTTATCCACAAATTTCTTGAATCTATACTCATCTCGATAAATTTCAACTCCCTTGCCATACACGAATGACTGAGCTTGATCAGAGAATCTATTCATTGGCACGTTCAGAGACTGAAAGAGCTTGATTCTGAAATGTTCAACATCAGCCAGTTCATTGACAAGATTACCTGCTGGAAGAGTTGAAATCTCAGTACCCTTACCATCTCGACGCGGTAGCCAGAAATCTTCAGTCATGCTCAAGATGTTCTTCTTATCTGCGATTGAACCTGTCACACTATCGTAGACTAGCTTGTTCTTGAACTTATTCATGAGATCACGAATATACTGCTCTGCCTTGTTCTTTGGTAAGCTACCAACATCGATATAGAAGACTCGACGTTCAGGTGCTCTGGTTACTCGATAGATGATCACACTATCTTCAAGCAATTTCAGATTGTTATATGGAATGATAGCCTTGTGCATGTGACTCAAGGAGATGTTCTTTGTCCGATCATAGACACCACTATCAACAAAGGTAATCGCATCTGGGTTGATGATCAATCCGGTTGAGAAGTGCGCGTTGGTGATCTTGTTTGAATCTTCAAACTTGTTCACGTAGCTATAGAATTCTCGAACCTTAGAAAGATCATACACACCATTTGAATCAGGTTGTGGATATTCTCGAATCTTCTTAATCTTCAGAGGATCAATCACGTCAATACGCTGAATGCCATCTCTGACCTTATTCTTGTCAATGATCTTATGAAGGAATAATCTCCCATCAACATACCACTGCATGAAAATATCAGCGCCAGTATTCTTGAAATCAATGATATTGTAGATATTATGAAATTCTTCAGTGATCTTTTCTTTCAGCTTATCACTGATCTTGGAATCATTAAAGAAATCAATTTCAATTGCTCTTTTCTGTGTGACGTCGAATATGAATGCTTCGTTCTGAATTTCTGAAATCGCGAGATCAACTTCAGCACTTGAACTGATTCTTCGATAGGTCTTGATGAGTTCAATCTCATCAGTTGGCACCTGCATTGAATCGTAGCTATATGCGAGCAACCCGCCCGCGTTTGCTGCAGTGTAGGTGTCAACACCTGATTTCTTCCCGATATCGAATGTCTTGAGTTCGGCTTGTTTTTCAGCCGAACTCGTCTTCTTGGTGAACAGATCAAATCCAAATTGATTTTGAAAAAAACTCATGATATTCTCCGATTTGATATCTTAATCTGAATTCCGGTCTGACCACCAGTTTACAGCGAGGGTAACGGTGAATTCTTCAATCGTGTTATTCGAGCCCCAATCAAGACTAATCTCTTGAAGATCTGTTGGGAAGATATCTTTGAGGAAATATGATTTGATCAACCGGTCTTCCCTGTCGAACTGGCTGACGGTTGCTTGACCATAATAGCTTGTTGGGACGTTCCAACCACTGGCTGATTTGTTTCCTTCATGAGCATTGATCTTATCCAACCAAATTTCAAATGCTTCACGAACAGCGAAATCAGCATCATTGATGATGGTGAGAGTCCAATCTGCGACAGTTCGGTCACCCGCAACAGCAATCATTCGTGACATGTACGGTACTTCAACCTTAGACACACTGCTTCCAGGAATGGAGGCAATCTTACAACTGAAGGACATCTTTTCCATCTCATTAGGGACACTTCCAGGGAAGGTCATGATGACTTCAAAACGGTTAGCTCGAGCCCCACCCTCAAACTGTGAGATGAAATGAGTGATATTTGGATCTGGCATTGTGTTATTCCTATGAAATTAGTGATAGCAATTGATTTTCAACTATTTATGTTCGAGTCATTTTACTGACTCGAACATAGATGAAATCATTTAGGATTGATAATCTCGTTGAAATCCACACCTGTCTTGACAGCAACCAGGTTCAGTGTGATATAGTTGATGCTTCGTGCTGGCTTGATAAGAATATCAGCAACGAACTCGCCACGATCAATAACTTCACCGGTATTGTTGGTGTCATCACAGATAATCTTATAGTCGTAAATCCCTCGACGACCTTTCACTTCACGAAGGAAAGGTTCAACCATGTTCACAAATTGAGCACGGGTGAAACGATCGTTGAATTCGAACAGGTGATATTTGGCCGCAAATGCAAGACTCTTTTTCAGAATCAAGAAAAGTCGCCGAACATTGATCCAACTGAACGCGCTTGGTTTATATTGAAGAGTCTTATCACCATACAGAACCGTGCCATCACCAACGAACGTGACAACAGGATTGATACCAATCTTGTACAATTCATCACGAGATGTCTTGTTGGGATTGAATGCAAGACTAACACAGTTCTTGATCTTGCCGCGATTAAACCCTGCAGGCGACCACCATGGATCGTTGGTTACATCGGTGCTTGCACAGAGACCAGCAATGTCAGGATTCAGTGGCATCCAACGATATTTGTCATTGAACTGATCGTATTGAAGTTTCCAACCGCTATCCATCACAGCATAATTCGAGCTGCACTTGAGGTCATTTCTGCGATTCAGAACCCGTTGCAAGGCGATTGCTTCTGTCTTGTTGACCACGTCCTCAAATGCAGGACTGCAGAAAACAACACAGTCTTTTCTGAATTCTGCGATATTGTCGATGACATACTGATTAACAGTGATATTGCTATCTTTCCCACCTGCAGAACCAGTGAAGAGGAGACTGATTTCATGCTTCTCAGGATCTCTCAGTGTCGTCCAACCTTGAATAATTTCATTAGCGGTTGGTCTATCACCATCTGTTCCACCGGTCAATGTCTTTGCATACACCGAAGACAGTGATTTGAAAGAACGTGATTTTCCAGTATCTTTGTCGATATAGGACTGATCCCAATCATATTCATTATGAGAAATCAATACTGCAGTTGCGGCTGCATCACTGCCACCACCACCTGTGAATGTGATTGTTGGTGCTGATGCATAACCTGCACCTGAATCAGTGATAGTGACACCGGTAACAGCACCTGCTACTGAAATCGTCGCAGTTCCCTTTGCAATCTTTGGTGTGAATGTGACAGTGACTGCACCACCATAACCAAAACCTGCATCAATAATCTGGAAACCAACAACCTTTCCTGCGTCATCACCAGTTCCCAAGATTGCCAGGATATTTGCTGGTCTATTGGGTATGGTAGTGGATGCGGAGGCTACTGTCACATCGGGTGGAGCAAGATATCCTGTACCACCACTCGTTGCACTGATTGAGACAATCTTATCAATGCGTGAACCTGTACCCAAGGTTGCAGTAGCAGTCGCACCCGAACCTGGGGGTGCTGAGAAGGCGACTGTTGGTGCAGTTTCATAATCTGAACCGCCAGCAGTAATAGCGACGCTCTTGACTTTATCACCAGTGAGAGATACTGCCAGTTCTGTTGCTGCTGGTGGACCAAGATACCAAACATAGCTGCTCTGCGTATTCAGAACATTACCATAGAAAATTGGTGAATTATCAAGGTTCTTACCATCAGATGCCTTACTCAGGAAAGCATACTTCTCAAGAACTGCGCCCTTGACACCGGTGAATTTACCATGTTCATCAGTGATTACGATATGAACTTCATCATTTTCAGCACCGTGAGCTGCACCGAAGTCACTTGTTCCTGGAGCAAAGTCAAATAGACCTGCAAATTCCCATGAATTATTGAAGGTTGCAGAGTCTGCAATACTGACTCGAATAGAGTTACCAAGAACACCAGGATAGCGTGCAGCAAACTGCTTAGCATCATAGGCGTCAGTGGAGGTGTCAGCATCACTAATGAGCTGATGATAATGTGTCTCATTTTTAATCAAGACACCTGAATATTCAGGATCGACTGGCTCTGCAGCTGAATTATATGCAAAGACCTTGCTCGCAGTATCATCCACACCTTGCTCTGTCACCACACGAACAACCTTCAGATTATTAGCGTATGAAAGAAAGTTATAGGCACTGAACCAATCAACGAAGTTCTGATCATTAGGCTTGCCATAATAACTCAGAAGATGATCAATATCTGATACGGTGAGATCACTTTCAACAGGACCCCACACAAATTCGCCCACATAGGCACCACCGGAAATTCCTTGGAATTTCACGAAATTAGTAAGGTCGATTTCTCGAGTTGCAACGCCAGGTGAATACTGAATCACGCTACCTGGGTTGAAAGGATGAAGTTCTGCCATCTTATTTATCTCCTAAATTTGACTATTCTCTTTCTGACTTTTCAAATGTATTTAGTAAATCTCGTTTTTCATGGTAGAATTCAGTCGAATATGAAGAAATCATTCCCATCAATGATTGGCCATGGGTTTTCATCAGTTCCATAGTGCGAACCCTTGGTTATGCGAATTGAATCAATATACGTTATCAAAGTGATGTCAGTTGAAGACGTATATCCACCTCCAATTCTGGTTGGTAATGGTTTGTCCCAATTCTGAGATGCACTATTGCCGCTGATTGATTCTGACCATGACCCATCACCAATTTCAGTTTTGATGAACAGTCTCATCACACCATCAACCCTCTGAACTGCAAAGTATATCCACTGATTGATTGCTTCAGAACTAAATTCGATCCTGGTTATAGAGCTTGATGACATCAATTCGATTGAAAGAATATTCAGGTTTGATTTAAAGATACTCACAACGAAACCACGAGAACCATCTGGGACATAATCGTAATTGCACTCAAGGAACGGTCTACGATATCCTGGTGTTATTGTTTCATTAGGAAAAAGAACAAACCCCTCAAAGACAAAATCTTCTTGATTGAGTGCCATTGGTTCAGTGATGAGAAAACCATTATCACTACGATCTGTTCTTAGTGATGAACCACCTGTCTTGAAGATCACGTTATTCTGATAGGCTGATACACCATCCAATGATGATGAGTGACCATAATAATCTGAATACCAGTTTGGTATTCCATTCATCCTGCAGAGGAACATCCTCTCGCCACCCAGTGATGAATATGGCGGCGGGGTCAGTGTTCTGTTGATGATGTATGGTCCATGACAGATGGGCGCGCAACCTTCAGAAAAATAAGTGATATCATATCTTCCAGATGGTAGCGTATATCCCCACTCACCAGAAGGTCCAGGTACTATGGCAACCACATTTTCATGGGTAGTGAAATTTCTGATGACAACATGATCAGCTGGAGAACCGTCGAGTCTATAGGCTTTTCCATTCACAGCTTCCTTGTAGAAACTGTTGAATGAGACATCATCAAATAGTTCTTCAGATCCACCAACACCAGGATTTCCCAACTCAAGCATCATTCCCTGGGTTCTCGTGTATTCAAACGAGACATTGGTAAGGACATTCACGTCATCAATCACGAGACTCATTTTTTTCAGATTCCAATCAATGAACCAAGAGACATCATATTCAGAATTAGCTGCATATGATACTGTCGCGGAGATTGTCGAAAACCCTAAGATACCCATCGTGACTATTGTTCTTGATGTGGTATCAGATTCTTGACCGAAAATTATGATAGGCACTCGCTGAGGAACCTGAAACATGACACTTCTTGTCAAACCTTCATATACGAGTGCAGCGTATGGCTCTGCATAAATATCAGCTGTTCGAATGCCAGGTGTCCATTTGAAACTGATATTTGTCATACCATCAAAGTCACCAACAAATTCAGTGCTTCTGATTCTTGGATTTGACTCAATAATATCACACTTCAGATGTAAAGAATCATCAGTGGTGTTTATTTCAGATCCACCATTTGCTGAAGGAGTCCATCTTGAAAGATTAATTGATGGTTCTGAAAAATCATCGTAGAGAGATGTCATGATATCGCACCAGTAGTAACTTCAGAAGCATGTTTCATCATCCGAATAATCTCCATTATCGAAAAAGATTGGAAGCATCGCGTCATCATAGTTGATCTGACGGAGAATTTCTGATCTGATATTCTCATTAGTCAGCTCTTCAAAGAATGGTTGATCGGTTAGCCAAGCAAACATCACCAGGGTCATGACAATATCATCAGTCTTCTTCTTGTCTGCCTGATAACTATTGTTTTTCTTGATGAAATTTGAAAGCTCTTGAATTGTTTCAAAATCTTGAATTAGGAGAATGTCATTCTCAATCAATGATTTAAGATTAGCACAACCAATTCTCTTGGTTTTCGCAGTTTGTCTCAATCCAATATAAACCATTTTGAATGAGACCTTAGCTTCACCATCTTCAATCTTTGAAACGAGCATGTTCTCGTACTCATGTTCATAATACATCGCGTCTGCAACACTTTTCCCAACGCTATTGGTTTCAACGATAAGAAATGCCTCATTATATGATTTGCATATCTTCATGAGTATTTCAGAAACTGATGCAATAGGAATGGTGTTGGATCGATAGCACGCAGCTTGCCTGAATGGTTGACTACTCACATCAAAGACTGAAATCACTGTATAGTCTTTTCCAATCCCTTCTGCAGTGTCAACAGTGACGACATATGAATTACCATCAATCGGTTCATCATAGACCTTGAAAACATCATTACTCTTGTCTTCAATAGGATTCTGAAAAACTAATCTTCTCAGTGTTGCAGGCGAAAGCATGGTGTTCGAGCTGCCATAGAACTCACCATTGAACTCGACATCAAAGTCCTCAGGTGACATAATTTCAAGCATCTCCTTGTGCCATTTTTCATCTCTATCAGGGTGATCTCTCCATGTGAATTTGATAGGATTGAAAGCGTTTCGTTTATTTTCAGCATCTGAAAATAAACGATAGAAAAGATTCAGACCGTTTGGTGTACTGGTGATGATAACCTTGGTATTCTTACCTGATGAGATGACGGGGAATGTTGACGTGAAGAATTCTTCAGCATCATCAATATGAGCAAATTCATCCAGGTAGAGTGTGCTGATTGATCGACCTCGAATTGAGCTTGAACTCGTTGCAGAGACAAATATCTTGCAACCATTACTGAACTCTATCGAACTCTTATTCCATTCAACCACACCAGGTTTGATATAGACAGGAAGATATTCAAACATGAGTTTGAAACGATCAAGGATTTCTTTAGCAGTCTCAAACTTGTTCGCTAATATCGCAAATGGTTTGTCTCGACTGAAAACAACCTCATAGAGAAAATATGCAGCTGCGGTTGTCGTATTATGAGAGATCAGATCATTTGAAAAATAGAGATGATCATCAGAATCTATCTCAATATCAAACATGTTCTCTTTTCTTTCAGTTTTCTTCACTGAGGTGACGATTGAGTGCCCATACTTTGAGAGAACACGGTCACCTATCTGAAGATTCTTAGCAAAGCATTCAATCCAACCTTTCAGAATGAGGATGTGATCATCAGCACATTCGATGAAAGAATCATCATGGAATTCGATTCTCCACACGTCATATTCTTCAGTCATCATTACACTCTTGAGATCCTGATACCCGCCAGGCGTTAGAACCTCGAAGTCGCTTGCATCAATCTCAGATATGATTTTACTTTTCGACACCTACATCCTTCCACGACATCTGAAAAACGATTCCAGAACTGTTCACCCATGAAATACCAATGAAGCTCTTATGATAGCAGGTGCAGAGTGTCTTGGCCTTTGCTTTCGCATCTTCTGCTGTCTTGATTGAACTCGGTAGCTTGTAGAACATGATCACCCATCTCCTATTTGGTTTGAAGTTTTCATGCGATTGTAGAAATCACCGATGGATACTTCAGAAATTTCACCTGTCTTCTTGTTACGGATATTTATGGTGGTTGAGTCTGTCAGACATTTCCCCTGCTGCCGTCCGGTCAAGCATATGGTGAAACGATTATCTCTGAACCCCTTGAGAATCTCTTTCTGATATTCGTAGGGTTCGAAGTTAATAATGCCCTTATCCAGACTGATAATCTTGACATGATTCTCAAAGAAGTGAATCATATCTTCCTTAGACTTGATGATATCTAAGATCTGATCTTCAGTGTATTCGAGGATGACACCATTCTTCTTGAGATTTGGATTACCATTATAGGTTTCGTTTGATCTCAGGACACAATCTTTCACCATGTTTACCATTTTCTTACCATTCTCAGTCATCGGATTCATATAGGCAAGTCACACCATAAGCCTTTGCAACAGAATGTTCAATAGCGCATCCTCGTGCAGATTCCCAATCCCCACAGAAATACACTGCATCACATAGACTCATGTTTTCCAAGGACTTTGCCAAATAGCATATTGGAATATGAACAACACCACGTTGATTCATACTTTCTCGCGAATACCATTCATCGGTGAAAAGTGTATTCACTACATCATATCCAAGACTCTCTAAGCGAGTTATGGCCTTGTCTCGCTGCTTGACAATCAGTTCATCAGTGAGTCCGTTCATAGGCTGTGAAATCATTGCTTTCATATTTAATCTCCAATGGTCCGATCTATGATTCAAATAGTTCATCCAGAACCCATTTCGGATAAGTGTTCACTACACCAAAACGAGGGTCGGGTACTTCACCAATTGTTACCGCGTGTTCTTTGCAAAAAAGAGTTGCCTTGTGACCTTTCTTCGCCGCTTCTGCAATAGGTAAACTACCGCGTTTCTGCGCATAGCGCCACCACCCCATGATGGTGAAATGATCACTCGCTGTCTCAATCTGGTCTAATCGTTGCTCAGTGACTTCTTGTCGTTCGAGTAGCTGTTGCTGCTCAAGGGCTAAACGTGCTTGTTCTTTCTCTAAGGCAACCAATGCTTGCGCGTTGACCAGTGCCAATTCTGCAAGACTCATCGTCTTAGTTTGAAAACCTCCTGTCTTGCGAATGGATGGCAGAACCTCAACATGGATGAATCGATTAAGTTTGCGTCCACGTTCGGTATTGGAACGTGCGACAAGATAGGTCGCAGCTGGCTCGGCAACGATGATGACTTGTTGCACTCCACCTGCTGTCTGAAGGGGGGTAACGTTGTTTAACCCCCTCTCCAAGTCCTTGTTTTATGGACTCAACCGCAACTGCCGTTGGTGTTGATGTTCCCATGCCGTCCAGAAGGTCACGTAGCACGAACCATGGATCGCCATTCTGGTCGATGATGCGAATAGTGTTGGTTTCGAAATTAAACACGGATAATGAATTCATAAAGTATCTCCAAAGAATTTCAACATGATTGAATCATCTCTAACTATTTACATCTTCACTTGCTGCTGCTTCGCGAAGTGTTGCTTAGGCTTGGCCATGGAACAAGTATATGATGATTCGACCATGTAGTCAAGTTTTCATACTCATTGATGAAATGATCCAGCAAAAGCTGCCAGCAAAGCTGCTTCATCCATTCTCGAGAAAACGTCTATATGTGCGAACAAGCTCGCTTCGCTCCTTTGAATATCTCTCGAGAACAAGCATCTTCGCTTCGCTCGATCAGCATCGATTTCGATGCTTCTTGATTTTTTATTAAACAATACAGAACACGGTCGGTTCTGCAAATAACCTGTTGATTTACTTGAAG